AAGGAAAAGAGGCGATGTAAAGTGGGATCCTGAATCTCTTAATACAGAAGAGTTTCACTTTATCACAGACAAGGGAGACGGTGAGGAAGCAAAGAGAATCGTCAAGGAGTGTTTGAATAATCTTCAGCCTCATTCGATAGAGAAAGATATTGACATCGTTAAAAGTAAGCTGCAGTCTGCAGGAGTAAGACACGCCAGCGAGTTTCACTGTGAAGATATTTACTGGTTTAGAATTCGATCTTTTGTTGACCGGGTGGATTCAAACGGAAAGACATACCTCATCATTAATTTTATCAATAACACTGGAGATTATAAGAGTATCTTTTGTTGGGCGTGGCGTGGTGAGTATCCCAAGATCGGATCTACGTTCATCGCGCAGGTCAAAAAAGGAAAGCGAAGCCTGGCAACGTCTTTTTCTAAGTTAAAACTCATTCAAAATGGCCTGCCTGGAGAAGTGCTAGAAGAAGTACCAGGTATTTCAGACGTCGGTTTTTTCTGTAATTACGATGAACTAATAGCTTATTATGAAAAAGAATACAAATCCAAGCTTGATAAGCATAAGTCTGCTTGTGCGCAGTCATATCAAGAAAAACTTGACTGGCATAAGTCTGCTTGTGCGCAGTCATATCAAGAAAAACTTATAAAAGTGACAGCTGTAAAAGATAAGCATTGGAAAAACCACTATAAACATGAGATTCTGTCGTGTCGAGGAAGCCTTCGACAGGCTAATAAACGAGCACGAAAATTCCAAGAAGCTTTCACGAGAAGCGAAGCTCGCTTTAAAAAGAGCGGCAGGATTAAGGATATTATATTATTTGTTTCGTTGGGATTTATTCTTTGCGAAGTTATATACCGGATCACATTTTAAAGGAAATTATATGAGCAAGAAAAAAGATTGGATGGTCAAGCTAAGGAAGCCTATGAAAAGAGAAAGAAAAATGAAGGTCGGTGATCTAGTAAGAAACAAGCACCATCCCGATGCGGGTATCGGTATCGTAGTTGAGATGCTTAGTGGTTATGCCGGAGCGGGATACCTTGATGCGGGAGCGTCCGCTTCCTTTGATCATGGTATAGAGATTATTTACCACGATGAAGCAGAGGTGATAAGTGAAAGTCGGTGATTTGGTACAGATATCTGTAGAATCTATCATGTCTGGGAAAGGACAAGAAACTGTTGAGGGATGCGGCATGATCATCCGGGATCAGTCACCGATGCGCCCGCCACACATCGGCCGGATGGTTAATGTGCTGTGGGACGACGGAGAGATAGAAGAGCAGCATACAGATGACTTGGTGGTGATCAGTGAAGATAGGTGATTTGGTGATCATGCCGGGATCTGTCGTCCGCGATGGCGAAGCTGGCGCCACCCTGGGTATCGTGATGGCGCTGCCTTTTGTTGGTCCCAGCGGAGAAAGACAGCAAACCCCGCGAGTCGGTATCTTGTGGTCGGATGGAGAAGGAATTGACTGGGAGCCTCAGGCTTGGTTAAAGGTTGTGTCAAGTGTTTGAATTTGTTGGAGACGTTCTTGTAGTCATGACAGCTTTGTGGCTGTATGATCGAATTAAAGATTGGCGAGAGAGACGTCGATATCATGGGTAGATAATGAAGCTAAGCTGGCTACATGGATTCTTGCACGATCATGATCCAACTGACTACTACGGAGACATAAAGTTAAGCATTGTCTTTATAGTAGTTAATGTAGCAATGGTAACATTTGCAGCCGCAGTCTTATGGATGATGAAATGAAAGTTGGTGACTTGGTAAAAGTTTGGAATTCAAATAGTGTGTACGCACGCACAGATTATGTGATAGGCACAATTGTTGAAGATTTCTATTACATGGAACCAGACGATGAGGATAGGATGGGTCAGTATTACTGGACGGTGCTTTCTGATGGAAAACGTGATGAAATTAACCAGAGACGTTTGGAGGTGCTAGGATGCGAGGGTCGCTAGTTTATGACTATGCGCTTGGGATGAACGGAATTGTAATCTCAGGAGAATGGACTGAAGATGTCCCACCGTATAACGGTTGCAGTGGAAGGGTGATTCCTTGGGAATGGCTAGTATTATACGAGGACGGCATGCTTCAGGGTGCAGATACAAGGGACATCAATGTGGTAGATGATACACATGAATAATTTAAATAAGCTTTTGCATGAGCACTATCTGAATCTTAGGGAGATGCTGAAAGCCGGCGTTCCGAAAAGAGGAGTACAAAAATCTTTTGAGGAGCTAGCATATTCAGTTGTAGGGAAAAACTCGTGGAGGCCTACACATATTTCAAGAAATGCGATTCAAGAGTATGTCGAGGGAGGCCCTCGAAATTTACAGAGAGCGCATGGTGTTGTCGGCAATAGGCTAGATAGGTACACAAGAACAATGCGACTCCTTGAAGGCGATGAACTAGACTTTGAGTCATGGTGGGAATATTTCATTGAGCATGACAAGACTGTGCTGATAACAAGAAAAGAGCATGGAAGCGGAATAAAATTCAATGAAAAAGACTTGATTCCGCTTCCAAACTGGATTGAAGGGATGTTTGAAAACTCAGGATTCTCAGTTAGAATTAGGAAAAAGACTGAGGGCGTTTGGCTCAATGAGCAGTACAGGAAAAACAATGAAAGCTGGTGATCTAGTGAAGTGGTCTTGGCATCTTAATGTCGACTGGGAGCGAACCCATTTTCTTGGTGTTATTGTGTCGTCGCGCCTGGCAAAGACTGATTATGAAAAGATTCGTATCTTTAATGTGTTAGCTAACGATGGAACTGTTGTGAATCTTAGAGAAGATGAAACAAGTTTGGAGCTGGTAAATGAAAGTCAGTAATTTAGTAAAACACAAAAAAACAGAGTATAATACTATTCATCCGTCACGAGGGAATCAATGAAGATTGGTGATCTCGTTAGGATGAAAAATGATGATGTGCTCGGACTCATTATGGAATTGAACACAGATGCAGAACCTTCGTTTGGTCCCTGTTGGCATGTCTTTTGGTTTGCTTACAGAAGGCAGCTTCCTTCGTGGGCACATGAGCTAGAGGTGATCAGTGAAAGCCGGTGACGTTGTCAAAATTTCTGAAGCTGCGGTAATAAAAACACAAAGGATGGGAGAGTACGGAATCGTAATTCGTTCAATTCCGCCTGTTGAAGCAAGAAGATCAAAGGGCTTTCCGTGCGGGAGATGGTTTGATGTTTTTGTATGTGGAATTGTTTACGCTATACGTAATGATTGTTTGGAGAAGATATGAAGACAGTTGATATATTAGAACACGTAAAAGTAACAGCAGGATCAAATGCTAAAAAAGCTATTCTTGAGGAGTACTCTAATAATGAGACACTCAAGAAGGTGCTTAGATACGGCCTGGATCCGTTTATGCCCTTTAATGTCGTTAAGGTTCCAAAGACGAAAGTAAGAATCACACCGACTGGCGGCACAGAAGACGATCGATTCGATAGCTTCTTTCGTGTAGCTGACTGCTGCGCTGCGCGCACACTGTCAGGAAATGATGCAGTTAGGGCGTTATCTGGCGTTTTTTGTGCTAGCACTGTAGAAGAAGAGAAGTGGATGAGGAAGGTTCTTAAGAAGCGACTGTCAATTGGTGCGTCTACAAAGACTGTTAACAAGATATTCCCCGGCCTGGTCAAGACTTTTGAGGTGTCTTTGGCACAAAAGTTTAGCATAAAAAGAATCAAAAAGCTAGAAGAAGTCGGAGTAGAGCCTAAACTAGACGGAATTAGGTGCTTTGCAATCGTAGAGGACGGAGAGGCACTTCTATTTGCACGTTCAGGAAAACGAATTATAAATTTTGATGACACAATTGGAAGAGAACTTCTGAAGTTAGGAGACGGCTGTTATGATGGCGAGCTAATGGGTAAGGATTTCATCGAGTTAATGAGGCAAGCATATAGAAAAGATGACGTAGATGTTGATGACACTTACCTTGCGCTGTTTGATTACTTGCCGCTTGAAGAGTGGAAATCCGGAGAAGCTAGAATGTCGTGTCTTGATCGAAACGAGAAGCTTCTTGATAAGCTGACAGACAATGCTGTTGACTTAGACATACTCTTACCCGTAGAGAGGTTCTATGTGGAAGCTGACTATGATGTTATTAAGCAGTTCCACGATGAGTTCGTATCTGAAGGCTATGAGGGAGTTATGATCAAAGATCCGACCGCTCCGTATAAGTTCGGAAGGGGTTATGAAGTGATGAAGATGAAAGAGTTTCACGACGTCGATCTACCCATCAAGGGTACTTTAGAAGGTACAGGTAAGCACACAGGGAAGCTCGGATCAGTTGTTGTATGTTTTAATGGTGTTGATGTTCAAGTAGGCTCAGGGTTCTCTGATGTCTTAAGGGAACAAATCTGGGGAGACAGAGATAATTTTACTGGTAGAATGATCGAAGTAAGATACCAGGAAGTTACACCTGACGGATCACTTAGATTTCCAACATTTGTGTGCTTCAGGAATGATAGATGAGATACTTGATAGCGATTCTTTTGATGGGTTGCTCAATGCATAAAGCTTCTTTACAAGGCACAGTTGACGTTGTTGAAAACGAGTGGTGCTCAGTTGAGATAGAAGATCAAAGTGGCGCTACAATGATGGTAAAGCTCAGTGCAAGTGAGCGAGATAAGATCAAGGAAGGCGACCAGATCATCTTCTATTACAGAGTAGATAAGCAATAATGATTGATTGTAAAACTTACATAATCTGTGTAAGATAAAGATTGACTATGAGGAGAAACTATGCCTAGTGTACTATCAAGCTAAGAATCTTGCGCTTAATAACGGGCGTGCTTACCATCTTGCTGCAATCCTTCGTAGGAATGGAAAGGTAGTTAGGGTGGGTGAGAATACAAGTAAGACACACCCAAGATTTAAGCGACAGTATGAAGATGGTAGTTGGGCTTCACACATGCATGCTGAGATGAATGTACTTCGTTTCGCGCAGCCAGGAGATGAGATTGAAGTGTTGCGATTTAAGAAATGTGATCATGTGTGGACCATGGCAAAGCCTTGTATGCTCTGTATGGAAGAGATGAGAAAAGCCGGTATTAGAAAGGTAAAGTATACCAACTGGAACGGCAAGTGGGAAGAAATCAATTTGTAGGCTACGGGTGTTCAAACTGATATCCGTGTTTATATTATACAGTACTAAGACGATGGAGATTATATGTCAAAAGTAATTGGAATAGATCTAGGAACAACAAATTCAGCAGTTGCTATTATTGAACTGTCTGATGCTAAGGTTGTCAACAATCAAGAAGGAGGTCGTACGACACCTTCTGTGGTTGCTTACACAAATGATGGCGAAAGGCTAGTAGGCGCATCAGCCAGGCGCCAGGCGATCACAAACCCAGAGAGAACTGTTTACTCAGTTAAGCGATTCATGGGAATGAAACTTAATGAGGTAAAGGCAGAGGCTGGCAAGGTTCCGTATAAAGTAGTCGCAGGAAAAGACGGAATGTGCAGAATTGTTATTGATAACAAGAAGCTAGCACCACCGGAGATCTGCGCGCAGGTTTTGCTTAAGCTTAAGCGATCAGCTGAGCGTCACTACGGACAAGAAGTAAACGAGGCTGTAATCACAGTTCCAGCATACTTCAACGACGCACAGCGTCAGGCAACGAAGGATGCCGGAAAGATTGCAGGCCTTGACGTGAAGAGAATAATCAACGAACCGACAGCAGCTGCATTAGCTTACGGTCTTGATAAGAAGGGTGAGCAGAAGGTTGCTGTCTATGATCTCGGAGGAGGAACATTTGATATTTCAATTCTTGAGATATCTGACGGCGTGGTTGAGGTTCTTAGCACAAACGGTGACACACATCTCGGCGGTGACGATGTAGATCAACTATTGATCGACTGGCTCCTTACTGACTTTAAGAAGTCAGAAGGAATTGATTTAACATCTGACAATATGGTGCTTCAAAGGGTTAAGGATGCAGCAGAGAAGGCAAAGATTGAGCTTTCAAGCACGCAACAGACAGATATTAATTTACCGTTTCTGACTGCTGACGCATCAGGACCTAAGCATCTTACAGTTAGTCTAACACGCTCAAAGTTTGAACAGATGATTGATAAGTTTGTCAGCAAGACCATGGTGCCTGTAAAGAATGCACTTCGAGATGCAAGCCTCAAGAACAGCGATATCGATGAAGTCATCTTAGTAGGAGGGTCAACTAGAATTCCTGCAGTCAGGAAGGTAGTGGAAGACTTCTTTGAAAAGAAGGCAAATTCTTCAGTTAATCCTGATGAGGTCGTCGCTATGGGTGCTGCAATTCAGGGAGGAATTATCACAGGAGACATCCATGATATCCTTCTGCTCGACGTGACACCCTTGTCTCTCGGTATTGAGACGATGGGCGGAATTTGCACAAGACTAATTGAGAGAAACACGACGATCCCTTGCCAGAAGAGCGAGACGTTCTCAACTGCTGCTGATAGTCAGTTGGCTGTTGATGTGAATGTGCTCCAGGGTGAGCGAGAATTTGCAGCTGATAATAGAACGTTAGGCCAGTTCAGGCTTGATGGTATTCCACCTGCGCCAAGAGGCATCCCTCAGATCGAGGTCACCTTTGACATCGACGCGAATGGAATCGTCAGTGCCAGTGCTAAAGATAAGGCAACAGGCAAGGAACAGAAGATCACGATCACTGGCGGCAGCTCGCTGAGTGATGATGAAGTTAAGTCAATGGTTGACGACGCAGCTGCACATGAGGAAGATGATCAAAAGAAGAGAGACATCGTTCTAGAAAGAAACAAGCTTGACTCTCTTGTGTATCAATCACAAAAGCTGCATGATGAGAACAGTGAAAAGCTCTCAGCTGAAAGTTTAGCAAATGTTAAAGATAATATTGACAGTGCAACAGAAGCGATCGACTCAGATGATCTAGATCAACTCAAGTCATCCCGAGAGAACTTGGAGAGCGCTCTCTACGCTGCAGGTGCAGAGCTAGCAAGCGCAGCTGCGACACCTGAACCAGAAGCACAGACTCCTGAAAGTAACGATGACGATGTCATTGATGCAGAGTTTGAGGAAGCTTCGCAGTAACATACTTACTTGTGTAACATTCACACTGTTGTTGTATAATAAACTGTACAAACAAGGAGTGTATATTGTGGAAGAACTAGAAAATAAGATCGTTGAGACTGTTATGGAGAACCTATACGCGAGCCTCGGTGCCGCTGTTATTCTCGATGCTGAGAACCCTCTCGACGCTGAGACACCTACGGGTGTACCTCTTCGAGTCGTCGGCATCGGTATGGGCGCGAATGGCATCGATTATCCGAGTGTTCCTGGCTTCGACCAGATTCGGAAGTCATACGATGATCCGTACTACATTCTTAAAGGTAGCGCTCGTACGTACGTTGTACGTCAGAGCATTGATCATGAGGTGATGTTTTGTAAGTCTGCGGTTAAACGTGCTGTTGAGAGCGCTTCGTATGACATTATCGAAACTGTGGAGTATCATGAAAGTCGGTGATCTAGTTTACAAGAAAATATCAGAGCAGTTTGGCGTTATTGTAGCAATATCCCAGCGAGACAGCCAACTTATGCGCGTTTTTTGGACTACCCATGAAGAGTGGTGTGGGGAATGGCAGCTGGAGGTGATAAGTGAGATCGGGTGATGTTTGCACATGGCTGGATCAAGGTCTAGCACTCTTGCTAGAGGAAGTATCAATTCCTGCTCCGTGTCTGGAGGAAGATCTGGGTGATTTTCTATCAGATCCTGATGCCTGGCCGGTCGATAGCGGCTGGAAGATTAAGTTGTTGATGACAGGTGAGATTCTGGACGTGCATGAGGAAACGTTAAACGCTAACTTTCCTTTTCGGCCAGAGGGCGTTTTTTAATGAAAGTCGGTGATCTTATAATGTTTTCTAAACGACACCAGAAGAAACCAGGCCTGGATTACACGCAAGACTGGATAGGAATCCTCGTGGAAAAAATCGTTGATTCTGTTGGTGTTACTGAAGAATTGCACATCTGGTGGATGCACGGCAAGATTAGTGATTACCCATCATCATGGTGGGACAATCTGTCATACGAACCGTTTGAGGTGATTAGTGAAAGTCGGTGAATATGATGCAAACGGAAATGGAAACTCCGTTTTGTTTAGACCGGACGACGGAGATACGGACATTCGTATTATCCCGACACCGGATGGTGATCCACTAAAGGAAATGTTCTTCCACTATAATGTGGGTGAGCACCGTGGGGGCATTTTATGTCCGAAGCGAAACTTTGGTGAGAATTGCCCCGTTTGTGAATTGATTACTAAGCTCCGCGATGAGGGAACTAAGGAGGCTTATGAACTTTGCAAGAAGTTGTATCCCAAGGCTCGTTATTATGCCCCAGTAATTGTTCGCGGTGAAGAAGATAAGGGCACTCGAGTCTGGTCTTTTGGAAAGACTGCCTACAAACTGCTGCTTGGATATTTCTTCGATCCCGAGTATGGTGATTTCACTGACATTCAAGAGGGAACCGATATCACACTAACATACACAGGGCACCCACCACCTTCATCAACGTGGAAACCCGGTGCTCCTCCAGGGATCCACTGGGTGAACCAGAGCGGTGCTTACCCTCAAACAAGCCTGAAGATGCATCGTAATACTTCGCCGTTGCTTGAGGATAAGGATGCGATCCCCGCCCTCCTTGACCGCATGCCTGATTTCGATTCGCTATTTGAGCGTCTCAGTCCCGAGCAAGTCAACGCAATTCTCGATGAGCAGCTCACCGGTGCCCAGCAGGACGCTGAAGGGGTGGTCAGCGTTCTTGCCACACCTCCACCACGCCGTCGGCGTGGTGGACTGCATCACCTCGAAGAGCAGTCGGTGCCAGGCCTGGGGTCGAGAGGTCGTGCCGGAGGTCAGCTGAATCTCGGCGAAAATAAACTTTATGTTATTGCAGGTGAGCGGAATATGAAAGCTGTCAAGGATCTCGGCGGCCTTTATGCCAACGTTGGCCAGACTACACGAACAGTTTACGATCGAATCAAAGATAAAGATTATCGACTTAAGTCTGGCGCCGGCACATGGAAGGTGATTATTGAGGACACCCCACTTGGAAAATTTGAAGAC